GTCGCCGCCTCCCAATCGGCTTCGCGGGCACCCCCACCCCCCTCCCTGGGTGGCACCGCGTGCCACCGGGTGCTGAGTGCCATCGACGCAGGTGAAGGAGGCGAGCCTGATGACCAAGACGTGTGAGTCGTGTGGCCAGCCCTTCGAGGCTGCGCGTCGGACGGCCCGGTTCTGTGGCGCCACGTGCCGCAAGCGGGCGTCTCGCGCCGGTGGGCCAGCACCACGCCGGGAGCGTCAGGAGCAGTCCCCAGCGGCTCCTACGGCCACTCCTGCGACCGCAGCATCGACGGACTCTGACGATCTCGTGTCGTCGCTCATCACTGAGCTCGATGCATGTGGTGAGCGTTCGACCCTGGTTGGTCAGCAGGCGATCGCCATCGCTCGACGCATCGTGAGTCCGGTCGAGACGGGCGCGAGTGTCGCGACCCTCTCGCGTGAGCTGCGCGCGCTGATGGCCCAGGTGCGACGCAAGGGCGAGACGGCCGACGTGGTCGACGAAGTGACGGAACGCCGAGATGCCAAGCTCCGTGCTGCTGCCTCCGCTGGTTGAGCCGGCGTACTTCACGCACCCTGAGTACTCGATCACCCTCGGGCCCGAGGTGTGCGAGGTGTGCGCCGATGCGGGGTTCGCGCCCGACCCCGAGCAAGAGCTCGCACTGAACCTGCTGTTCGCACTCGGACCGCGAGCACTGCCGATGCTGTTCGAGTTCGGCATCATCGCACCACGACAGAACATGAAGACCGGCCTGATGAAGCAGGCTGCACTCGGGTGGCTGTTCGTCACCGGTGAGCGCCGCATCGCCTGGTCTGCCCACGAGTTCGACACAGCACGTGAGTCGTTCGGTGACATCGTCGGCCTGATCGAGAACACACCGTCGCTCTCGCGTCGCCTGGCTCCTGGTCCGAACAACGGGATCTACTCGGGTAGCGGGAACCTGATGATCGAGCTCGCCACGGGGGCGAGGCTCAAGTTCAAGGCCCGCACCAAGACCGGCGGCCGTGGCCTCACTGGTGACAAGACGATCCTCGACGAGGCGTTCGCCCTGACGACGGGCCAGATCGGCTCGGTCCTGCCCACGATGTCGACACGGCCGAACGCTCAGATCCTGTACGGGTCGAGTGCCTGCCACACGAACTCTGATGTGCTGCATCGCCTGAAGGACCGCGGCCGCCGCGGTGACGAACCACGGCTCGGCTACATGGAGTACAGCGCCGAGGCCGACTGTGCTGAGTCCGACTGCTCGCACGAACCTGGTGAGCCTGGCTGCGCGATGGACGACGAGGACAACTGGCGACGGGCCAACTCGCAGGCGGGACGGCGTATCTCGATGGACTACATCCGATCTGAGCGCAAGGCGATGGACCCTCAAGAGTTCGGCCGTGAGCGCCTGGGCTGGCACGACGCACCGCCGGCCGTGGGTGGATCGCTCATCTCCTCGGACCAGTGGGGCGGCCTGCTCGATCCTGAGTCGACGCCGGTCGACCCGGTCGCCTTCGGCGTGTACGTCTCTCGGGACCGCAGCAGGGCGGCGATCGGCGTGGCCGCCAGGCGCAAGGACGGGAAGATCCACGTGGGCATCGTGCCTGCGGTGCGGGGCCAGCAGATCGAGTCTCTGCCGGGTACGGGCTGGATCGTCGGCCGCGTGAAGGAATTGCGCGACGCACAGAAGCCGTGCGCGGTGGTCATCGACGACCACTCCTCGGCCGCATCCCTGCTGCCGGAGTTCAAGAAAGAGGGCATCGACGAGGGCACGTCCGACGTGCCTGGGCTCCTGGAGCTCACCGACGCTCACGACATGGCGATCGCGGCCAACACGTTCTACGACGCGGTCATCGAGGACGGGCTACGGCACCGCGGCTCAGCTGCACTGGCCCGAGCCGTGGCGAGTGCCAAGACGCGCGACCTGGCCGATTCGTGGGCCTGGGATCGCAAGGACAAGACGAGCGACATCACGCAACTGGTGGCCGTGACCCTGGCGGTCCATGGGCTGATCGTCCGCGGCGAGGGCGCCGAGGAGACCGAGGTTTGGGGGTTCTGGGAATGACGAGAACGAGCGTCACATTCGCGGCACTGGGTGCGACTGCGATTACGTCCGGCGTGGCGGTGCTGTGGGGCCTGGGCGTCACGCTGCTGTGTGTCGGCTGCCTGGCCCTCGTGGGTGCGGTGCTGTCCTACGACACGGACGGTAGCGGCGAGTGAGGGTCATCGACCGGCTCATGGGCGCGCAGGTCTCGGCTCGCGACGACGCGCCTGAGACCATGACGATCGACGAGTACGCCCAGATGCTCAACACCTTCGCCTATAACGGGATCGGCTACGGCGTCGGCGGTATCGAGCAGACCCTCGCAGGTACGACGACTGAGCGGGCGGCGGACAACTTCGTCGGCCTCGCCCAGGGCGCCTATGCGGCGAACGGTGTCGTCTTCTCGTGCATGCTGGTCCGCCAGCTCCTGTTCTCGTCGGTCCGGTTCCGCTGGCAGCGTCTTCGCGACGGGAAACCCTCGGACACCTTCGCTACGCGCGATCTGCGCGTCCTCGAGCGGCCATGGGTCGGCGGCACGACGCAGGACATGCTCTCGCGCATGGAGCAGGACGCCAGCCTCGCTGGTAACTCCTACTGGTACCGCGACGTCGACACCCTCGTGCGGCTGCGTCCTGACTGGGTCGATGTGGTCGTCGAACCTCGCCTCTTGCCCGACGGTCGCGGCCAGATCGGCTGGCGCAAGGTCGGATACGTCTACACCGCAGGCGGCACAGCCTCGGGCAATGACCCTGTGGGCCTGCTCGCCGACGAGGTCGCGCACTACGCGCCGATCCCGGATCCGCTCGCGAACTACCGAGGGATGTCCTGGTTGACGCCGATCCTGCGCGAGATCCAGGCCGACCAGTCGATGACCCGCCATCAGCGCAAGTTCTTCGACAACGGCGCGACGCCGAACCTGATCATCAAGCACAACCCCGCGGCGGCCGAGGAGAAGGTCAAGCGGTGGATCGAGCAGATGAAGGACCGGAACACCGGCATCGAGAACGCCTACAAGACACTGCATCTCTACCCGGGCGCGGACGCGACGGTCGTCGGGACGAACCTGAAAGACATCGACTTCAAGGAGGTCCGCGGCGGCGGCGAGACCCGCATCGCTGCGGCTGCCGGCGTCCCGCCGGTCATCGTCGGACTGTCCGAGGGCCTCGCGGCGGCGACGTACTCGAACTACGGCCAGGCGCGACGCCGCCTCGCCGACGGCACTGCTCACCCGTTGTGGCAGCAGATGGCCGCGACGATGGAGAACATCATTCCGCGCCCGGGTGACGACGTGCGGCTGTGGTACGACGCCGACGACGTCCCGTTCCTTCGCGAGGATGAGAAGGACGCCGCGGAGATCCAGAAGACCCGCGCTGCAACGATTTCCTCGCTCATTACGGCCGGGTACACCCCCGAGTCGGCCGTGAAGGCAGTGAACGCCGACGACTTCCGCATCCTCGAGCACACCGGCCTCTACAGCGTGCAGCTACGCGAACCGGGGTCAGAGGACAAGCCCAACACGACGCCCGGCGCGGCGCCCGACCCGAACCAGCAGGACGAGGAGGACTCAGGTGAAGACGAAAGCGCGTAAGGCCGAGCGGCCGCCACTTGAGGGCGTCCTGCGCGAGGCCCCGTTCTCGCTGCGGAGCGACGACGACGGCGGTGAGCAGAACGACGGCCTCACCCTCGACGGCTACGGCGCAGTGTTCAACCGCGAGACGATCATCGACTCGTGGGAAGGCAAGTTCAAGGAGAAGATCGCGCCCGGCTCGATGAAGCGATCATTTCGCGAGACGCCGCCGCGGATCCAGTTCGACCACGGCCGGCACCCGATGATCGGTTCGATTCCGATCGCGAAGATCGAGCGCATCGCCGAGGAGGTCGACCCCGAGCTCGCGCCGGAGGGTGGCGCGCACGTCATCGCGCGGATCTTCGACAACTGGCTCATGCAGCCAGTCCGCGACGCCATTGAGGCGCAGGCCGTCGACGGGATGAGCTTCCGGTTCGGCGTCGTGCGCGAGCAGTGGCAGACCGCCGACGGCAAGGTGATTCGCGACGACGAGGAGCTGATGGCCGTCCTGCGCGCCACCTGGTACGAGGACGTGCCTGACGAAGAGTTGCCACTCCGCACACTGAAAGAGCTGAAGGTGCCCGAGATGGGACCGGTCGTGTGGCCGGCCTACGCCGACACCTCAGTGTCCGTGCGGTCCAAGGTCATCGACCTGGGCCGCCTCCACGAACCCGAGCAGCGAAAGCTACTCGCACAGGCTGTGTTCATCGCGGATGCAGCCGAACAGGACGACGACGCGCAGCGAGACACCGGGGACCCGGTAGTTGAGCGCCCAGCGCCGTCCGCACCCAGCGAGGCCGAGCCTCGCGCCGACGCGCAGCAATCCACCGGCCGTGTAGGTGAGCGCCCGTCGAAACAGTCCCCTGTCCGCGACATCGATCTCGTCCTGCGGAACCAGCGGGACTCGCTCATCACTCACAAATCGAAGGAGTACAACCGTGTTCGGAAATGATCTGCCGGTCCACCCGCTGACCGGTCTCCGCGCGCTCGGCATGACCAAGCGCGGACCCGTGTGGCCCGCTCTTGGCGGTGCGCTCGACGACGACCCCAAGGCCGAGGAGCGGAAGGCGCCGACACTGACGCATCCCCAGGCGGTCAAGCGCATGGAGGAGATCCACGCGCGCATGGAGGAGATCGGCGAGCTCGAAGACATCTCGCCGGAGGAGCGCAGTGAATTCGACGGCCTGCGCAGCGAGTTCGACGAGGTGCGCGCTCACGCCGAGCGGCTCGAGGTCGCAGCCGAGCTGGCCGCCGTCCGCTCGGCCGCACCGAAGGGGCGCCGCAATCTGCGTGCCGACTCGGGCCTCGCTGGTGGGGCGACCTCGCGGTCGGACTATGACCGCGATGCGATCCTCGAGCCCGACAGCATCGAAGAGCACCGGTTCCGCAACCCGTGGGACCTCTCCGAGATGCGGACCTACGGCCGCGATGGTGCCGAGATCCGCGAGGAGTTCCGCGCTCGCGCGCTCGACGCGATCTCCAAGATGCAGGGCGCAAGCGACAACGTCCGCCAGGCCGCGACGACCATCGTCGAGAACTTCGACGACAAGTCGTCCACGCTGGCGCGTCAGGCGCTGCTCACGTCCTCGCCGGCCTACTTGCGTGGCTGGTCGAAGATGGCCCGCGATCAGCGCGAGTCGCTGACCGCCGAGGAGACCCGCGCGATCTCGGAGGTCCGCGCCCTTTCGCTGACCGATGCCAACGGCGGCTACCTCGTGCCGTTCCAGCTCGACCCGACGATCATCCTGACGTCGGCCGGGTCCCGGAACGACATTCGCCAGTTCGCCCGTACCGTCGTCGCGACCGGTGACGCCTGGCACGGCGTCTCGGCGGGCGCGGTCTCGTGGAGCTGGGACCCGGAGGCGACCGAGGTCTCCGACGACTCGCCGACCTTCGGCCAGCCGACGATCCCGATCCACAAGGCCCAGGGCTTCGTGCCGATCTCGATCGAGGCGCTCGAGGACGCGCAGAACATCACCGCCGCAGTGGCGCTGCTCCTCGCCGAGGGTAAGGACGCGCTCGAAGCGGAGGCGTTCATCACCGGTTCGGGCACGAACCAGCCGAAGGGCATCGTCACCGCTCTCGACGGCACCGCCGCCGAGGTGGCGCCCGCGACCGCCGAGACGCTCTCGATTGGCGACATCTACGCACTCCAGGGCGCGCTTCCCTCGCGCTACCGTGCGGCGGCGGCGTGGCTGGCGAACAACCTCATCTACAACCGGATCCGCCAGTTCGATACCGCTGGCGGCGCGGGCCTGTGGGAGTCGATCGGCAACGACCGTCCCGCACAACTCCTCGGCCGTCCGGTCGGCGAGGCCGAGGCGATGGACGGGGCGATCAACCCGGCCGCGACCGCGGACAACCACGTCGCGATCCACGGCGATTTCTCGAACTACGTCATCGCCGACCGCGTCGGCATGGCCGTCGAGTTCATCCCGCACCTGTTCGGCGCCAACCGGCGCCCGACCGGTCAGCGCGGCTGGTACGCGTACTACCGGACCGGCGCGGACGTGGTGAACGTCAACGCGTTCCGGATGCTGAACGTCGCGACCACGGTCTGATCCAGCACTGACGCCGAAGGGCGACCACCTACCCGAGGGTGGTCGCCCTTCGGCGTCTCCACACCTCCCACCCTCCCGACGAATCGGAGAAGACATGTCCGTAGTACGAGCGCGCGAGGCCTTCGCCTACACCGACACCCACGGCATCCCGCGCGTGGTCCGGCCGGGCGATCTGTTCAATGCCGACGACCCGTCGGTCGTGGCCCGAGCGAACCTGTTCGAGCCCGTCGAGGTTGCGGCGTACCGCGCCGAGCAGGCGGTCGGGCCGAACCCCACACCGAACATCGAGGCCGCGACCGCCGCCCCGGGCGAGAAGCGATCAGTCTCGACCAGCCGCAGCAAGTCGAAGGCGACGTCGACCGCAGACGCCAAGGCCGCCGCTGACGCTACGGCGCAGGCGAAGGCCGACGCCGACGCCCAGAAGGGCACCGGCGGAGCGTGATCGACTTCTCTGGCGCCGGGGAGCTCGTTCAGCCGGACGCGCTGCCCAGCGACCTGTCGAGCCACACGGGCACCCTCGCGGCCGTCTGTGACGACATCCGGCGCTACTGCGGGTGGCACATCGCACCGGTCATCGAGGACGCCGTCGTCACGCTCGACCACCTCGGGGATCGGGTGCTGACTCTGCCGACCCTGCACGTGGTCGACGTGACGAGCATCGTCGACGCCGACGGCAACGCGATTGAGGGCTGGACGTGGTCGGACGACGGCCTACTGCACCGCGAGCGCGGGTGGCCGCGGGGCTATCGATCGGTACGGGTGACGTTCTCGCACGGCCTCGCTGCGACGCCGCGGGGCCTGGTCGACGTCGCCCTCGACATGGTCCGCGACCGCGTCAACGCCGCAGCCAACGCCGACGAGCTTCAGGTCACCTCGGCCTCGCTCGACGGTGCCACGGTCGGATTCGGCGCGCCGAGCGATCTCATCGGCGTCCGCCGGGACCTCGGCCGCGCATACGGCCACGTGCTCAATCGGTTTCAGCGATGAGAGATCCGCTCGCACGGTTCTACACCTGGGACCTCGTTGTCGAGCGCAAGACCGGAACGAACGGTCGGGGCGACGCGGTGCTCGCCGCGCCCGAGACGGTCAAGGCGCGCATCCGCATGGACGCGCAGACGATCACGACGGCCAACGGCGACGAGGTCACAACCGTTGCGACGGCCTCGTGTTCGTCGACTACCACCGCGATTCCCGTCGGGTCACGCGTCACCTTGCCCGCGGCACTGGCAGCGAATCCCGACGGCTCGCCCCGCACAGGGCTCGTCGCGGTCGCGGGCCTTCACCAGGTGCCCGACCAGCCGCGTATCCCGTCGTACTACCAGATCCGAATCACCGGAGGTGCATAGTGCCTACGAACTGGTCCCTCGAGGTCGACATCGCGGATGCCGCCCAGGCCGGCGCCCGTCGCGCTGGCGAGTTCGTTCTCGATGAGGCGAAGAGCCGCGCGCCCGTTCTGTCCGGCGAGCTGCGCGAGTCTGGCCGTGTCGTCGAGCACGGCGGCAACGGCGTGAGCGTGGGATTCGATGCGCCACACGCGAAGCGGCAGCACTTCGTCGACTACGAGCATCCACGTGGCGGCGAGCGCCTGTTCCTGACGAATGCGATCGAGGCCTCGAAAGCTCAGGTTGAGCAGATCGTCGCCGACGAGATCCGCCAGCGCCTGGGGCGCGGCTGATGACGTTCACCACGAGCGACGAGCTGATCGAGTCTCTCGGCCAGCGCATGGCCGACCTGGGTCTGGTTCGCTACCTTGCCGATCCGACGGCGTCATTCGGTGCGGACGACCCCGATCGCCCCGCGTACATCGCCGGGCTGCTGCCGCCCGACCCCGACACCTGCGTCTCGGCGGTCGTCACTCGCGACGACCGCGAGCGCGATCCCTTCAACCCCGACATCGACGTGCGGCTGCGATTCCGTGCCGCGCGCGATGCCGCGAAGAGCGCCGACAGATGGGCCGACGACGCGTTCGTCAATCTCCACGTGCCCAATCACGTGACGCGCCTTCGCGAAACGTGGCCCGGCGGCGTCCGGGTCCTAGACGTCCGCCGAGTCTTGCGGGCGGTGTCCTTCACGGACGCCAACGGCCGTACCCAGCGCGCCGATGACTACCGGATAACCCTCAACCCGAAAGTGAGTTAGCGATGGCTGTTCTCAATCATCCGGACACCTCGGCGCTCGACGCCACCCTCTCCCGTAACTGGGCGGTCCAGGTCAGCCCGACCGGAGCGTTCGCCGGCGAGGAGATGTTCGTCCAGGGTCTCACCGCGGTGAGCCCGACCATGGGCGACAAGGGGCGCCAGGACGCCGGCGACATGCATGGCGGCGGCTACGGCGCCCAGGTGGCGACCGAGGCGAATTGGTCGCTCGAGCTGACGCTGCAGCGCAAGCTCGCTGACGGCGAGCCCGACCCCGGCGTCGAGTTCCTGCGGTCGAAGCAGGGCAAGCTCGGTGGTGAAGAGCTTGTGTACGTGCGGTTCTGGCGCACCGACGAGCTGCCCGACAGCTACCAGGGCCGAGCGGGCGTCACCTTCGCCAACGCGGCCGGCGACAAGGCTTCGCTCACCGGCGCGACGGTCACCCTCACCGGCTACCAGGCGTACACCACGCCCCCGAAGCCGACCGTGGGACCTGCCGCGACGAGCATCAAGCTCTCGCCGGTCGAGGTCACGGTCGACGTCGGCGGCGTGGTGCAGCTCCTCGTCAAGGACAACAACGGCGCCAACCGGACCCGAGAGGTGTCGTTCGCGTCGAGCGGCGCGGCGGTCACCGTCAGCCCGACGGGCCTCGTGACCGGCGTGTCGGAGGATGTCGAGACCGTGACGGCAACCCTGGGCGGGCTCACCGACACCTGCGCGGTGACCGTCGGCGACGGCACGCCGTAACCGATGACCCAGTTCGACGAGTGGCTCGACTCGAGCACGACAGTCGTCCTCGGCAAGGACGATCGCGAGTTCCGAGTCGAGCCACCGTCGGCACTGACGATGATCGCAATCCATCGCCAGGCTGTCGACGGCCTCGAGGCGCTCACCGATTACGAAGAGCGCCAGGCGATCATCTCCGTCCTTGGGCGTACCTGGCAGGAAATGGCCGAGCACGGCATCCCCGACCTCGTCGCCCAGCATGCCGGCCGCGCAGTGCTCGTGCGGTACCTCGACTCCGCGGACGCAGCACTGAATGTGTGGACATTCCAGCCACCCAAGGCGGAGGCGGCGCCCGTGCCGGAACGGCCGGCAGTGTCGATCCTCGGCGTGGCCCCGGACGACGCCAAGGATCCGCCCGGAACCATCAACGACTACGACCCCGGCGGCGGACCGTACGACCCAGTGCGCGGCATCCGCGTGTGGGCGTACCCGATGGAGTTCGCCCCAGTCAATCAGCAGCAGAAGGCATCCGAGATGGACGAGGCCGAGCGCGCGACCTGGTCGGACATCTTCGAGCAGTGGGACGCGATCGAAATCGACTTCGCGACGATCCTGCGCATCGACCTCTCGCCCGCACTCCTCGCCGCGCAGTCCTGGCGGTGGTTCGAGGTGCGTCTCTCCCGGGTGCTCGGTGACCCCGACACCCTCACGTCCCGGCTCATCTCGATACGAAAGGCGGTGCGCAATGACGACGCGTCTCAGTGATCTGTCTCAGCACTACGACCCCGATCTCTACCTGCCGATCAACGGGCACGTGTACCAGATCAAGGCGCCGTCGATCGGCGATGTCGAGCGGATCCGGCCCATGGTGTGGACCTCGAAGCGTGAGGATTTCGGCCCGGTCGAGGAGTGGCGCGAGTGCGTGAAGATCCTCGGCACGGCGTTCTTCGAGATGATGGCGAACGAGGTCCCGGCGCCGTATGTCAACCACGCCGGCCGGACCGCACTCATTCACTTCTGCTCTGGGCCACAGGGTCCCGACCTCGGTCGCGCGCTCTGGGTGTTCAGTGGACTCGGCGAACGCCTCGACATGGTGAAGCTGCTCGACCACCTCGCCGACAAGGTCGAGCGTGACCGCAACGCTGCCGCCGCACGCGAGGCCCTGGCCAACTGATGAGCGAACGCATCGCCGACCTCTACGTCGATCTATCGATCCGCGGCGGGGACAGCCTCGACACGACACTGAGGCGCACCCGCGAGGGTCTCGAGCAGATGGGCGAGCAAGCCGACGACGCCGCGGAGGCCACGCGGCAGGCGGCGCTCAAGTCGACGTCGGCGTACGAGCGTGTGGCGAAGGAGCTGCAGAACACCCAGCGCACGTACCAGAAGTACACGCAAGAGGTCCGCGACTCAGCGCAGCGCGAAGAGATGGCGATGCAGCGCATGGAAGATGCGCGCCGCCGATATGGGGACACCTCCGCTCAGGCGATCCGCGCCGAGGAGCAGTGGCAGCGCGCGCAGCGTGAGTCCGAGCGCGCGTCGCAGCGTGCCGAACGGCAGATGGATCAGCTTCGGATCGCCCAGCAGCGCGCCGCCCAGGCGGCTCAGCGCGCAGCGCGCGACGTCCGGTCGGCCGGCGAGGAGATCTCGCAGCCGATCAGTCCTCCGGAGATCAGCGACCCCACCGGAGCGGGCGAGGATGCCGGCGACGGCATGGGTGGTGGGTTCATGGCGGGGTTCGCCGCGCGAATCGCCGGGATCGGCGGCAAGGCCGGTCCGATCGGCATGGCGATCGCGGGCGTCGCCGCTGTCGGCCTCGGTGCTGGCGCGATGCTGGCGAACGCGATCGTTGAAGGTGCTGAGCGCGAGGCGATCCGCGACCGGATGCAGGCGAACCTCGGCATCGACGAAGAGACCGCCCGGAAGATGGCCAGTGCCGCGTCCGAGGCGTACATGGACGTGTTCGGCGGATCGGTCGCCGAGAACATGGCGACCCTGACGTCCCTCGGCGACTTCCAGCTCCTCGACACCAGCGCATCGCAGGGCGAGATGGAGGGGCTGATCGCGAAGGTCGACACCCTGAATCAGATGCTCGGCGTCGAGACCCCCGACACGCTGCGCGCGGTCTCGGGCCTCGTCCGGTCGGGTCTCGCGCCAGACGTGGACGCGGCCGCCGACCTGATCGTCGCCGCCCGTCAGCAGGGTCTCGACGCACAGGGCGACCTCATCGACTCGATCTCGGAGTACTCAGTCGGCTGGAAGAACACCGGACTGTCCGCGCAGACGACGCTCGCCCTGATCAAACAGAGCATGAGCCTCGGTGTCGACAACACCGACCGCGGCGCCGACGCGATCCGCGAGTTTGGACGTCGAGTCTCCGAAGAGGGCGACACGATCATCGAGGCGCTCAACGGAATTGGGCTCAATGGCCAGGAGATGTTCGATGCCTTCAAGGCGGGCGGACCCGGGGCCGAGCAGGCGTTCGACAAAGCCTTCGACACAATCCGGTCGATCGAGGATCCGGTCAAGCGGAACCAGACCGCCATGGCGCTCCTGGGTGACACCTCGGGCGACTTCATCGACGCATTCACCCAGTGGGACCCATCCAAGGCGATCTCCGATTTCGGTTCTGCCGCAGGCGCGGCCGACAAGGCGACGAGCGACCTCGGAGCCAATACGGCCACCTCGTGGGAGTCGATGCGCCGGACCGCCGAGGAATCAGTTGAAGGGATCAAGGCGGCGCTCGCCGAGGCATTCGGTCCCGAGATCGCCAAGATCGCTGAGGGGCTCGCAGCGAACAAGGATGAGATCGTCGCGTTCTTCGCTGACGTCGTCTCGGCCGCACTGACATTCACGATCGGTGTCGGTAATGCCCTGGCGGGTGGCCTGAAGGCGTTTGCCTACACCACGGGTGCGATCCAGTCGTTCGTCGGCGTGATCGTCTCCGTGCTCGGCAAGGGGATCGGCGCCATCGGTGGGCTCATCGAGAAGATCCCCGGGATGCAGGGCGTCGGTGACGCGTTGCAATCAGCGGGCGAGGTGGCCGACGGATTCGGCGGACAGATCGCCAAGACGAGTGAGCGGTCGCTGCAGCTCGCCGACGCGATCTCGAATGACCTCGTGCCCGGGCTGGCCAACGCCCGCGATCGGTTCAACGGCATCGCCGACAGTGCTCGCGAGGGCTCGACTGAACTGGACTTCCTCGGGGGCGCCTTCACTCGGTTGCCCGACGGCAAGACGATCATCATCGAGGACAACTCGCCAGAGACGCGCGCGCGGCTCGAGGAGCTCGGCTACAAGGTCACCACACTGCCCGACGGGACCGTGCGGGTCGAGGCGAACACCGGCCCTGCGCAGACGACGCTCGATGAGTTCCTGCGCAACAACGCGAATCGCAAGACAATCGTGGACGCGGTCGTCAAGCCGATGCTCGATCCGAACTACACGCCACCGCCCGCACCGCGCGCCCCCGTCGGGCCCGCCCAGCAGTTCCTCGTCCCGAAGGCGCCCAACGCCGACGGCTCGATCCGCGAGTACGCCGACGGAGGTATCGACGGCTCGCTCCCGGACCAGGCGGTGATCCAGCCGGCGCGGAACGGCAAGCGCGGCCTCGTGCAGTGGGCCGAGTCGGACGCGGGTCCATGGGAGGCGTTCATCCCGGGTGCGCCGAACAAGCGCGGCCGCGCGATGAGCATCCTCTCCGAGGTCGCCGACCGGTTCGGCTACTCGCTGTATCGCTCGTACGCCGACGGCGGGATCTCGAGCGGCCGTGTGCCGTACGGCCTGCCGCTGGGGTCGAGCGGGGCAGTCAACGAGCCGTGGGTCCAGGAACTCGAGCGCGCGTTCGGCGTCGAGGCCACCACCTACGCGGGCCACCAGGAGAAGGACGGGTTCAACAAGGGCATCGACTGGTCGGGGCCGGTCGAGAACATGCAGCGGCTCGCCGAGTACTTCGCGCAGATCGCCTCTCAGCTCGAGCAGGTCATCTGGCAGAACCCACAGACAGGCCAGCAGATCGGCGTCGCCGACGGCCAGTTCGTCGGGCCGGGGACCAACCAGCCGGGCTACTACGCGTCGGACTGGGCCGACCACATGGACCACGTGCACACGCGGCAGTCGTTCGCGCTGCCGCTCCCGGGGCAGTCCGCGTACGGCGTCCAGGGCGGCGTGGCGACGATCCCGCTCGTCCAGAATCCCGACGGCACGTGGTCGTCCACCGACCCGGCGTGGGACCACCTGATCGACCGCGAATCCGGCGGCGACTTCTCGAAGGTGCAGGAGATCCAGGACGAGAACTCTGGGGGTAACGAGGCGTCGGGCGGCTTCCAGATCGCCAAGGGCACATGGCTGGCGTACGGCGGCGGCGAGTTCGCGCCGACCGCCGGTCAGGCCACACCGCAGCAGCAGGCCATCGTGGCGGCGCGCATCTTCAACAAGGAGGGCGGCCGACCGTGGGGCGCCGGCCTTCCCGGGCGTGAGAACGAGGACGCCCTGCGCGCTGGGATCACCACATCGGGCGGCTACGGCTACGAGGTCGTGCCGGGTGGCGGCGTGGACGGCAGCCCGGGGTCGACGCCGCCGAAGCCGAAGGAGCCACCCAAGGACCCGAACACCGTCGAGCTGACCTTCGACAATCCGCTGCAACCGTTCTGGTGGGCAGGGGAGAAGGAATACCAGCAGCGGATCATCGACGAATACGAGGCGCAGCAGGCGTGGGAGGACTACCTCAACCAGCGCGGCGACTGGGCACCCAAGGAGCAGAAGCAGGCCACGAGCCGGAAGACGCTCGCTGAGGCGACGCGCGACCTGAAGGACGCCGAGACCGATCTCGCGATCGCGATCCAGCGGCAGAAGGAGCAGAAGCCCGACGCCCCGGAGTCGTCGAAGATGTCGACGCAGAAGTCGGTCGACGAGGCCCGCGACAAGGTCACCGACGCGAAGGCTGCTCTCGAAGAGGCTAAGCGGATGCCGAACCCGGTGAAGCAGTACGCGATGGGCGACGTCCGCAACGGCCACCAGCCGGAGATTGTGCGGCCGGGTGACTACCGCCTGTGGGGTGAGCCCGAGTCTGGCGGCGAGTCGTACATCCCGCACGCACCGGATCGTCGCGCGCGGGCCCTGGGGATCTGGGAGGAGACTGGCCGCATCCTCGGCGTGAAGGGGTACGCGGGCGGCGGATTCGGCGGCTACGTCACCGACACCCGGGACGCGACGGCGCCGAAGAACCTCTACGACCTGATGACCATCGGCGCCGGCGGGGCGTTGATGGCGGCCAACACGCTCGCGCCCTACGCGCAGATGATCGCGACCGGTCAGGTCGACCTCGGCAGCCTCACGCCGAACCTCGACACCCAGTCGAACAATCCGCCGCTCATCGCCGAGTACGTCGGCAAGGTGACCGACCAGATCTCGCAGCAACTGACCGAGATCGTCTGGGCCATCAAGGACGGGAAGAACATCCGCGTCACTGTCGAGAACGCAACCGGGCCATCAGGTCTCACGATGACGCGAAGGGGTATGTAGTGACGATTCCACGGTTCCGGTACACCGGGGTCGACGGGCTCGTGTACCCGTTCGGCGAACCGTCCTGCCCGCTGCGGCTGGTCCGGATCGACGGCATCGGCGGTGCGCCGAACGAGCCTGTCGACATCGCTGGCGCCGGCCAGGCGGGCGTGACGAACATCGACTTCACCGACCTACCGAGCGTCGTCACCGCCGATCTGCGGTTCGGTCCGGAAGTGAACGGCGAACCGCTGATTCGGGACGCGGCCGTCGAGGCGTTCAAGCAGTGGCGCCGGTCGCTCGGGCGAGGGCGCAAGGTCGGCAAGATCGAGAGCCTCGCGACGGGCCGATTCCAGATGGTTCGCACGCTGCTGTCCTCGCTCGAGGCGTACGACCTCGGCGCCATCTACAACGCGGGTGCGACCGATGAGCGCGTGCAGCTCCGATCGGATGAGTCGTACTGGCGCACAGACCCGTTCGACAAGACCTTCGCCTACGGCGAGACGATTGAGGTCGACAACTTCGGTGACGATCCCTCGTGGGCCTGGTACCAGATCACCGGTCCGATCACCGCGCCGAAGATCGGCCTCGGCGGCGAAGAGATCACGATCAAGCGGTCCAACGGCGCGGTGCTCACCATCCCCGCCGGCAAGACGCTGACCGTGCAGACCGATCCGGATCTGTGGGCGGTCGTCGACAGCGACGGCGTCGACCACTCGTGGCTCGGCGCCCGCTGGCACAAGCGGGCACCTGAGGAGACCGAGGGCATCCCCGTGACGTTCACCGGCACCGCGACGTCGTCGGCGACATCGATCAGGGTCGTTATCCCGCAACTGTTCTGGTCGGCTCTCTGATGCCGCCGCTCTTCGATCCCGGCTACGCGCCGGGATACGCGACGCCCTACACGGGCACGGTCGAGCAGTTCCCGATCGAGATCGGCAAGCGGTTCGGCTCGGGCTCGGGGTCGGTCGTGAACTGGCGGCCGGTCGGCACCTACCAAGAGGCGGCGATCGATACGACGTGGGGACTCGAGGCCGGCGGCCTGGTCTTCACGCTCAAGCCCGACAACCCGCTGAACGCGCTGATCTCCGAGACGGGCATCCAGCGCAAGGCCTACCACGTGCGCTGCACCTACAACGGGATCACGACCACCTACCGCCTCAAGAAGCGCTACGTCACCGGTCGACCCGGTCGCGAGGTCTTCAAATACGAGTGCGTGGACTACAAGTACTGGCTGACCCGCGTGCTGTTCTGGGTCAACCCGCTGTTTCCGCCCGAGATCCAAATCGGCCTGACGGGCAAGCAGGACATCGCATTTGGTCCCAGCGACGCGGTTATGAAGTACTTCATGGCGAAGAACTTTGCCCGCCTTGGCCGCCCGGTCTACTGCAAACTGCCGATCCGGTGGCCGGCGGCCTGGTCGCAGGACAACATCGCGAACATCTTCGACCTCGACGCACTGTTCGACATCCTGCTCGGCGGGTCGGCGAACGGCGGCGACGTCGGCAACACCGGTGGCGCGATGGGCCAGCACCTCGGCGACGTCGACCTCCTCGGCCCGATCTCCGATCGCATCGCCGGACTCTTCGACGAGATCGTCGCGATCCAGTGCCGGTTCTCCCCGGGCGACGAGGCGTTCGTGCAGACCGTCGACCTCCTCGAGATGGGAATCGACGTCGATTTCTGGGACGGCCACGGCACGAGCCCGACCGTCTTCAACACCGACACCCTGTCGGATCTCCAGTCGATCATCGACTACAGCGACGACCACTTCCTCGACCTCTCGCAGCTCCTGAAGCCGATCGTCAACGGGCTGTGGTCCGACGAGATGAACCGCGCCGGTTACGTCTTCGACACCAAGCTCAAGCGCGACCGACGCAATGTCATGTGGCGCACCGACGGCACGCAGATCGACGACTACGAGATGGTCGAGGAGCACGCCGACGCGACCGACGCGATCGTCGGCGGCAAGTCTCCGTCGATGGTGAACGAGCTGATCGAGATCGGCGCGAACCTCGCCATCGCCGCGCTCATCGCAGTCATCGCCACGATCCCGGGCGCGGCGGGCGTCGCCGGCTTGACGGTCGGCGTCGGCGACCTCTTCGATGACGTGTTCTTTGCCTATCAGCGGTTCTGGGACGCCGAGCTCGAGGACGACATCGGCGAGGACGACGCGCTCGCCGAGGGGTTTGCCGACAACACCGCCGCCTGGTCGGTCGACGGTTACTCGGTCGCGAAGAACTACCTGAAGAAACACGGCGGCTCGAATGAGCTGACTATCAACACGATTGCGTACGGCCCGACCGGCAAGGGCATCAGCTACGGCGCCGACAACGGCACCGCGCGACGGTTCCGCACCGGCGACATGATGACGTTCTGGGACCGCGGCAACACGATCGAGCAGTACGCGTCCAAGGTGACAATCGCCGACAAGCCTGGCGAGCGCATGATCCAGCAGGTCACCCTCGGCAACGACCAGCGACTTAAGCAGCCGTTCGACCGGTTGTTCGGCGGCATCGCCCGCGGCTCGGCCGCGATCAACGGCCTCGCCAACTCGACCTAGTCCAACTCTTCGGGATTCCCGAACTGTTCACCCTGCGCCCGCCCTGGGCCCGGGGATCTCACCATGCCCAGGAGGCACACCATGTCCGACCCCGTTTGGCTCCCCGACGTACTGCGCGCAGAAGGTCTGCGCTGCGACATCTACCCCGGCGCGTTCGAACGCGGACACGGCGACTTCGGAACGATCTGGGGTCCATTCATGCACCACACCGGCTCGTTCGGCGAGACACCGCGGGGCATCGCGCAGCACTCGTCTCTCGGGCTCGCGTCGCAGCTACACCTCGCGGCCAACGGCGTCGTCACGCTGTGCGGCGTCGGCGTCGCATGGCACGCCGGCACCGGCTCCTGGCCGGGCATCCCCGCGAACAACGGCAACGCCGTGACGATCGGCATCGAGGCCGCCCACAACGGCACCGCGGCATGGTCCGAGGCCCAGTACGGCGCGTACCTGAAGGTCGTCCGCGCGATCAACAAACGCCTCGGCAACCCGTGGAACAAGGTCGTCGCGCACAAGGAGTACGGCGCGATCCAGGGCAAGTGGGACCCCGGCAACCTCGACATGAAGCTGTTCCGCCAGCGCCTGCTCCAGGCGCCGGATAAGCCGCTCGTGATTATGAACATGATCGAGCTCGAGGCCAAGGAGAACCCGTGGGTCGGCGCCCGCAAGGCGAAGGCCGGCGCCGCGGGCGAGCGCCCCGTCGGCCGCGACGGCAAGGGTCGGTTCGTCGAGTACGACAACGCGCACATCTACTTCCACCCGGCGACCGGCGCGCACGCCATCCCGCACGGCGGCCTGTTCGAGGCGTACGCCGAGCGCAAGTGGGAGACCGGCGAACTCGGGTTCCCGGTGCGCGACTTCGCCAAGCTCGCCGACGGTGCGGTGATGGCCTTCCAGGGTGGCGTGCTCTACCGCAAGGACGGCCACGACCACCACGTCGTCAAGGGGCTCATCGGCCAGCGCTGGGCGCTCGAGGGATACGAAAACGGCCCGCTCGGCTGGCCGACGTCCGACGAGATCCCGAACGGCACCGGCGGTAAGTACCAGACCTTCGAGCACGGCGTCCTCGAGTGGGACCCGTCCGGCGCCGTGAAGCGGATCGGTGCCGCCGCGAAGGATCTCACTCTCGTCAACGCGGCCGGCTTCCCGCTGGCCGTCGACGCAGTCGACCTCATCGCGGCCTGAGCCGCACCAACAGAAGGAGTCTCGTCATGTCCGTACCCACCCACACCCCCGCTCGCCTCATCTTCGGCCGAGAGCCCGCGATGATCTCGTCGGCGATCATGATGGTTGTCGGCCTCATCTCCGGATTCTGGCTGCCGATCTCGCCCGGGACGCAGGCGCTGATCCAGACACTCGTCGGCGCGGCGCTCGCACTCTGGGTGTTCATCGCCGTCCGGGAGAACATCGTCCCCGGCATCCTCGCGGTCGTGCAGGCAGCGCTACCGCTGGTCGTCGTCGCCGGCGCGGATCTCACCACCGATGAGCAGGGCCAGATCTACGCGGCCGCGGCGATCCTGCTGGCACTTCTGGCCCGTCCGAATCTGACGCCGAAGGTGCCAGCCCTCGACGGTGCGTTCAAGGATGGCCAGAACATTCGCGTTGTCGTCGAGGGTGATGAGGGTCCGGCTGGGTCCGCTTCGGTCGTCAACTGATGGAGTTCCTCGCGGGATTCCCGTGGGCTGACGTGTCCGCTGGTGCGCTGCTGACGCTGGTGGTCTTGCTCGTGCTGAATGGTCGGCTGGTGCCCAAGTCGGCGCTCGATCAGGCGTACAGCGAGCGTGACCACTGGCGTACCGCCGCCGAGGAAGCCATCAATCAGAACCGGTTGCTGCTGGACGCCGCCCGTCCGGCCGTGCGGATCGCCGAAGCTGTGCAGCAGCAGATCACACAGCAGCAGGGGAGCGAGTGATGCGGTGGCCGTGGCGGCGGCACCGTGAGCCTGACAGTTCCGATCAAGCGCGCGCCGAGACCGAGCGCCTGCACGCACAACGCGACGAGGTGGAGTGGCTGGCCCAGGAGGGCCGCCGCCAGACCGCACGCAACCACTTCGGCGAGGGCGTCGAGGTGGCAATGAGACGGAGGTATGCATGAAGCGGGCAGCGAAGAGCGCGGCCGTAACCCTGGCGACCGGCGCACTACTGCTGCCCGCCCTCGACCTCGTGGGCGTCGAGGCTCGCATTGGGGCGAACGTGCTCATCGTGACGATCGCCGTGCTGTCCGGGGTGTTCACGATCGTGTACGGGACGCGCTCGCAGTGGTGGCGCACCCATGCCGGTCGCGCTGTCTTGTACCTGTCGACGGCTCTGACCTTGTTTGCCGGGCAGGTGGGAATCTCGGCGTGGACTGGCTCGTCCTATCTGTGGCGCAACGAGATTCGGTTCGTGCTCTATTTCCTGCTCGCGGCGACGCTGGCGAATCTGATCTGGACGCTACTCATCGAACAGGCGAAGGACGAGCGGTGAGCAAACTCGAACTCTTCTGGTGCGACGGCACGTGGACCGGCCGCGGGGGATCGCCGGCGTCGGAGGCCCTGCGTCGCGCGCTCGACCCGCGCAAGGTGAAGTTCACCTACGTGACGTATCCGGCGACGTTCGGCCCGGCCACCGGCATCGGCGACGTGTCGGCGGCCGAGTCGATCGCGGCGGGTGCGCGCAACCTCGAGCGCGCCGTTCACCTCACGCCGCACCCTGCAGCGGTCGGCGGCTACTCGCAGGGCCTGATGGCGGCGTACAAGTTCGCCCGCGAGATCCTGCCTCGCCGTCGGGATCTCGACGTGCGGGCGGTCGGCGCAATGGGCAGCCCGCACGAGCCACCTCACCACGGCGGTCGCGGTGGGATCGCCGATCGGCTCACGCTGCCCGCTGGCCTGCCACTCATCTCCGAGTGGGCGCCGGGTGACCCGATCGCTGACATCGAGGCGAACGCGCTGCTCCGCGAAGCCTGGGACCTCACCGAGTGGATGTCAGTGCGCGACTTCCCGTCGGCGGCCAGGTGGGTCAACGACATCGGCGACAACGTCATTGCCAGCGCGACCGGTGGCGCTCAGGAGTGGTGGCGAAATCCGGACGTGCTGGCGTCGCTGCGTGGGGCGCACGCCTACCTATTCGGCACGCAGCACTCGACCGACTATGTGCGCCTGGGGCACGCGCGCCGCCTGGCTCGCCGGATTGAGGCGGTCGCGCAGTGAGGGTCCCAGGCCGAAAGCCACTCGTTCCTGCAGAGGTCCTCGAGGAGATCTGGGAGCGGATCCGCGACGCCGTCATCATCGCACCGTTCGCGTGGCTGATCGCGTTCATCGCGGGCGGTGACGAATCCGATTGGGACACCCTCGACGAGATCCAGGCGAACCTACTCCCGGCGCTGGTGCGCCGCGTGCTGGGTCCGCTCGGGCGGTTCATCGACACCGGCGCCGACGACGAGATCGATGGCGACCTCGGCGACAAACTCAACCCAATCCGCACCGCGGCCACGGGCGTGAACGACCTCGCCGACAACATCCGCAACGCCGTCACGGGCGGCGTCGCGGCCGGCATCGGAAACATTGCCGAGGCGTTCGACGCGGTGGCGAGCCTCTTCGGGATCGCGGACAATGCCGAGAAGATCGCGATGGCTGCACAGCAGCAGTTGCAGGACATCACGAACGAGACGAACACGCCCGGGTGGTCGGGGTACGCCTGGTCTCAGGTGTTCTCCGGGGCGGACGGCACACCGCTGCCGTCGACGGACTGGGCCACCACCCGCATCGCGATCGTCGGCGACGACGGGCACGCCGGCATCATCAACAACTCGACCGACGGCGAGCACTTCTGCACGGTCCGCGACATCCACAAGTTCGCCACCGACTCACAGTCAGCGTCGATCGTCGTGGGCAAGAAGTGGTCATTCTCCGATGACCGGTGGACGTCGATCCGGCTGCGCTGCGATGACGACGTCAATCCGACTGAGGGCGCTGTGTGTTGGGTGCGTCCCGGCAACGTCCGGATCGGTCGGTTCTCTGGTGGCTCGAACACCTACTGGAACACGATCAGCCAGCCAATCAAGTCGGGCGACATCGTCCGTTTCCGCTGTCACGGCGACAACTACTACGTGCTAGTCAACGGGGTCACCGTCTTCTCGTGGACCGACGTCGGCGCCTCGGTGTCGAAGGGCGCGGGATTCAGGCACGCCGGATTCACTCAGGAGTACCTCAATGGGCTTTTCGCCGACCAAGCCAGCTTCCAGATCGCATCGTGGGCCATGGCCGACTGGGTGCCTGCGGGTGGCGCTGTGACCACGCCGTCATGGCGGTTTCGCCGCAGCACAGCAGGATTCGCCAACCTTGCCGTTGCCGGCGGCGGGGTGGCCGCACTCCCGTCGGGTTTCTTCTCGGTCTCCGATCTGGCGGCCGCAGTAACGGTCACTAACCTCGGGCTCGGTCAGGTGACGATCGCCGAATCAGGCTTCTACCGACTGCATCTCACCGCGCAGGCGACAGTCGACACCGACCGCGGTACCCCGTACGTGCCGTGCGTGTGGGGTGTGTACGTCGATTCCAACCTCGTGAGTGGTGCGATCGTCGGCGAGACCGAGGTGTACCTGGCAGCCGGTCAGGTTGTGTCGCCTCGCATCTTCGCCGGCTGGCCGGCGACACAGTCGACTACCTCGCAGCAATCGACTGCCCTCACGCTCAGCAACGTCAAGGATCTGCTCGCGCAGACCTCGACCATCGATTCGATCGGCGGCCCGTCGGCCGCCTGGACAGGCAGGAAGGTCGCCTGATGGCAAACGACACCATATTCGAGTTGCCCGAGATCCCGGGCGTCACGTTCACCGCGAGCTACGGGTCGGGCGGTGAGACGGGGTTGCCGTCGAACTGGATTCGCATCGTTGGCACGGTCGAGAACCCCTGGTACGAACCGGCATACAACTACGGCCTCGACCCCAACGGGTACACCGAGGTCACTGACCCCTGGAAGCGGCACACCCAGTTCCCCGAGGTTTGCGCGATGGGTTTCGGCGGCCCGACGAACACCAACCTCCCGACCGATCCACCGCCCGCTGCTGAGTCGACCCCAGAGGAGCTGTAATGCCCACCATCACCTACACGCTCGACGACGGGTTCGGCACCGTCGGTGAGCGAATCGAGCTGAAGTGGCAGCCCGCGACGACGATGCAGAGCGCCTCCGGTGCGCTCGTCGTCCGAGGGAAGCCGAAGCCGGTTTTCTCGACAGTCGGCACCCCGACGACGATCGAGGGCATCGCAGCCGGGATGTGGGCGATCAGCGACGTCGGCGCCGCGGCGAACTACCGGATCGTCTACATCGACGTCCCGGCCGAGGGTGGCGATGTCACAGGCCGCATCGTTGCGGCCATGGCGATGCCGGAGAGTGCGCCCGTCGCCGACCTCATTGTGGCCGCAACGGCTGCCGCGCAAGTGGCGCTTGATGAGCTGGATGTGCTCACGAAGGATGCCGCCGACGCCGACTACGTGCGGTCGGAAGATGCCACCACGTTCGCGCGCGTCGGACAGGGCTCGATCGGCAAGGTCGCCGCCCTCCAGTCTCGAGTGATCACCAACTACGGCGCCTCCCATGGATGGACGACGTTCTCCGCGGGCGGCGCCACCGTCACCCTGAACGACACCACCGACCACGCCTTCGGCGACCAGTGCGTCAGGGTCGTTACCGGTGGTGCCGGTGGCACCACGATCCTCACCTCGCCATCTGTCGCGGCCATCGACCGGGCCACTCAGATGGTGCGCGTGTGGGTGAAGTTTGCCGAGGCCGACAAGATCGCTCGCCTGCGGATTCTGCTTTCGCCCGACACCGGCTTCACCAACTACTGGACCTTCGAGTCGGTGATCTCCTCATCCGGCATCCCGGAAGTGCAGCGCCCGTTCAAGCACGGCGAGTGGGTGCCCATCGCCTTGCCGTGGAGCACTGCGGTCGCGACCGGGACGCCCGGGACCACCAACCTCAACTACGTGCGGGTCCTGATCAACGACCGCTCCGCTGGTGCCAGCACCATCCGAGTCGGCCGCGTTGAGTACATGCCTGCTCCGAACGCGGTCTATCCCAACGGCGTCTGCGTTCTGACCTACGACGACACGTTTCTGTCGCACTACACCGTCGCCCGGACGCACTGCGATCGGTACGGGTTCCGTGGCGTGCTGTTCCCGATCATCGAGCGCATCGGGCAACCCGGCTACATGACCGACGCCCAGTTCGACGAGATGGCCTTTACCAACGGGTGGGAGGTCGGCGCGCATGCATCCACTTACGCCAAGCACGTCCAGTCGGTGACCGGAATGACCTCGGCCGAGCGGGCGGCCGAGTTCGCCGCGATCAAGGCGTGGCAGCAGCAGCGCGGATACGTCTCCAACGCGTTCGCCTACCCCAACGGCACCGTCGATGCCGTGTCCGAACTGGACCTGCGGAAGTATTTCAGCCTCGGACGTCTGGCGCTGGGGCGCTTCTCGGGTGGCGGCGCCGACGACCAGCAGGTTCCGTCCCTGCCGTTCCGCATGTACGGGCAATCGTGCGGCAACCTCACCGTCGCGCAGGTGACCGCCGAGATCGACCGCGCCATCGCGAACAAGACGATGCTGACCCTGCTGTTCCACGACCTCGTCGAGACGAAGGTGACGGCAAACGACACCACGATCGCCAACCACTCCGCGATCATCGACTACCTCGCCACCTCCGGTATCGCGGTCCGCACGTACGAGCAGCTTCGCGACGGGGGGCTGCGCCTGGCCTAGCCGGTGTGGAGCTCGCGGAGCGCGGCCTCATACTCAGCGGCGATGGTGTCGGGGTCGCGGCCCGCGGGCTGCCCGCCCTGGGCGAACATCCTGTAGTCGTCGCGCCGCGCGTCGATTGACTCCTGGTACTCCAGTGTCAGATCGAGCAGTTTCCTTCCCAGCATGTCCGATATGAGATCACGAAGCCTCAAGGCCTGCTGTCCGTATTGCGTCATTACTCCGTTCGGTGGACAACGGGCTCCGCCCATAACGTGAATCGTCGGCTCGTCACGGCTCCCAGTCGTCGCCGAGCACCAGGGGCCAGCCGGTCAGCCAGATCGGGCGCCTCGGCCCGCTGGCTGTAGATCACCTCGTCACACTCGACAGCCAACGCGAACAGCACAGGATCGGGTGCCGCCCACCCGCCATCCGTAGTGGCCTGATGGTTCGCCTGCTGACGGCGCATCAACGCCCGCACACCCTCGGCAGCGGCACGCAGCACATCGCGATCCATCACCCGGCCATTGTCCCGCGATACGATGGGTGCCACCCCAGTCGCTTCGTCGGCTGGCCGCGAAGCCCTCAGACTCAGGCCTGAGGGCTTCTGCTCTCCCAGGGAACCGATCGCCCGCGTGCTGCGTCCTATCCCCATGCTCTACGACATCCTCGCCATCATCGTCTGCGTCGCCGCCGCGTGGTGGCTCATCGCAACAGCCCCCGACCTCCACTGAGGTCGGGGGCTGCTTTCTGCTGCTACGCGGGATGCTCCGCGAGATACTCCTCGATCACCCGGCGTGTGAACTTCGACGGCGACATCCCCGCCGCCTTCGCCCGCCGGACCAGCTCAGCCTTTGTCTTCTCCGCGACCACCGTCTGAACCACAGGGGAGCGCTTCCCCCCGCCAGACAGAGACTTGCCGCCGGGGATGAGGCCGGCGCGCTGCCGGAACTTCGGCAACACCTCCTCGACCTCTTGGGCCGCGGCGAGCTCCTCGGCCGGGGTGAGGTCGTCGTCGGTGACCTCGAAGTCGACGTCGGCGAAGTTGGGGAACTTCTCGGTCATGATCACTCCCAGTTCTTGCGGTAGTGGGTGGGCATGGCGTGGATGCAGGTCCAGGAGCCGTCAGGGTTGGCGGTCAGGATGAGTTCCAGTTCGATGCCTCGGTTGTCGGTGCCGATGTAGTAGGCGCGGTTGCCGTCGACGAGGAGGGGGTTCCCCGCGTTGCGGAGGGCTGCCATGACGCGCGTCTTTGATGCTCGTCGTCGGGCTGCGGCGGTCATCCGTACCTTGCTCATGACTCTAGTATATATTGCATGCTCGACAGTAGTCAACGGGTATCTAATACATACTCGACGACAACGCCCCCCGCTCTCATTGCGAGAGTGGGGGGCGCTTCGCCGTCGGTCGGGGCCTACTCGGAGGGCGCCTCGGGCTCGGGCTCCGGCTCGGGCTCGGGTGCCGGCTTCCAGGTGGGCGCCTCGTACTTGTAGCTCGACGACTCGCCCGACCCGGCCGACACCGGGTCGGTGTTCGCGCCGCCGCCGATGGAATCACCATTCGTCGACACGATCGGCGGCGGGCACGGAGCCGAGCCGCCGCCCGCGATCGGCATCACGCACGGCTTCTCCGCTGCGGCCGCGATGCCCACCCCTCCGAGCATCCCGGCCCACATCACTGCCACGCCTGCCGCGGCAACCACACTGCGCTTCATTGCATCCTCCGTCTCTGGGTTGCGTCATTTAGTAACGCAATGGGTGCTATAGTAGGCGCATGGCGACAGATGTCAACCCAGCCGGATACATTGAGACCGTGCCCGTCCGACCCCATACCGACCAGCAGTCGCGAGACGCGGCCGCGGAGGAGATGCGCGCCGAGATGGCGCGACGCAAGGTCGGCATGAACGAGCTCGCTCGGCGGATCGGCAAAGACCCGAAGTGGGTCCAGAACCGCGCGAACGGGCGGACGTCCATCACCGTCGAGGACATCCCCCTACTCGCCGCAGGGCTGGGCATGTCGCCGCAAGACCTCGGCCACGCGCTGGTGAATCAGCTACCCGTGATCGAGCTGTAGGCGCCCCAGGCAACGGAGCGGCCCCACCCTCTTTGTGAGGGTGGGGCCGCTTTCGTTGCGTGTGGGGTCAGTACTCCCAGCGGGTCGTCGAGTCGCCGACGCGGTGCTGAAGCATCCCCGACGCGTTGCGCGTGTCGAAGGCGATCGAGAACTGATACCGCGAGTCCGGATCGAAGGTCTGCGGGATCTGCGAGTCGGCGCACCCGTACGACGCCGCCGAGGTGATGCCGCTCTCCGTCACCCCGTCGTCGCCGATGATCGTCCAGTAGCCACCCCGCGGGCGGAACATCTCGCCGAACTCCGGATCCCAATCGGCGCCCGTCTCGACATCGAGGCCGACGACGAGGAGGTGACCGTTCTCGATGTCGTTGTAGTACGTGTCCGGACACTGGCCGTCGACCGCGATCGAGGTCACGGAGTACTTCACCTGGTCGCCGCCGGACCGGTCGGTGAGCTCGTAGGGGACGTTCAGCCGGCCCAGCGTCGGGCGCGGCTTCGTGGTGGTGGTCGTCGTGGCGGCCGCCGTCTCGGTGGTCGTCGACGAACTACCGCCGTCATCCGACGAGCATCCAGCAGCGAGCAGAGCGGCCGCAGCGACGAGCACCAGGAGGCGGCGAGTGATCGACATCCGCGGATCATATCGGGCGTACCCGACGCCGCGCTGTCGTCCGTGAGGGTTACGCCCGTTGTCCGCCTATGCAGCAAGGCGGTCGATTGCCTCGCGTTTCCGATCGTCGGACGTGGCGACGTAAATGGCCGTCGTTTGCAATGAAGAATGTCGAAGTAGCTCCTGGGCGACGCGCAGATCGGCGCCGTTGGAAACGAGCTGCGTGCCGAAATGGTGACGCAAACAATGGGGCGTACCGGGGACCCGATGTCGAATCATGTGCAGGTGGATTCGCTCGGAAATGGTGCGGCCGCCGAGATGCTTCGCCCTTTGCGAGGGAAACCAGAAACCGGTGAGCGGCATATGTCGGGCGTGATCGAGAATCGGCTGCGAGGCGGGCAGCACGTACGACGCCCCGCCCTTGCCGGTGACCTCGAGCGTGCGGGCCTCGACGTCGAGGTGCCGGGAGTGGAACCGGGCGATCTCGTGGACGCGTAGACCTTGCAACCCCGCGAGCAGCAGCATCGCGGTCATCGCATGGTCGCCGGCGGCTCCGTCGAGGAGGCGTCGGTACTGGTCGGGAGTGACGGGCCGCGGCTGTCGACGCGGTCGCTTCGCCGCCTTGATCGGGGATACCGGGTTGTCGCCGCGGAGTCCGACGGCGATCGCCCAGCGAAAGAATGCCGTCAGGATCGAGTGATAGACGGATCTCGTCACGGGCGCCAGGTCATCCCGGCCGAGCCACGCGGCGATCTGACCGGTATTGGCCGCGAGAACGGGAGTGCCGATATCGCGCTCGAATCGGCGGAGCACGATTCGCCGATCTTTCACGGTCCGATTCGACTTGCCCTCTGCGTAGAGATGAGTGACCCAGTTCTCGATGACTTTGGATTCCATCTCAATATCGTTGTGCACTTTTCCCCCAACCGCCTCATCAGTCACATAACGGTCTAACAACACCCGTTGTTCATTCCGAAATACTCTGCGCTGCTAACGAATGAAATTCGCTGACCGCAATCGCTGTCCGGGATGTACCAATCAGCTTGTCCCCGAAACTGGGGACACGGATCGGTACGCCCGTGCATCAACGTCCCATCGGCGCCGACGTCGCGCGCCGCGTTCGTCGCTTACGCGGCGTCTGCTGCGACGTTCCGGAGCGGATACAAACGCGCTGGTTGGCTGACGACCTTGTAAGCGAGCGGTCGACGGTTCGAACCCGTCAGGGGGCTCAACGAGGTCCCGCCTTCCGGATCGAAGGCGGGACCTACTCCTGTGGTGAGCCACTCGAACCGAATGCCGAGCACGCGGCTGATGGTGTCCAGCTCGTCGACCTCGAACGCGACGTTTCCAGTCATGCGACGGGCGAGCTTGGACTGAGTGAAGCCCAGGGCTTCGGCGAGCCGGACGGCCGGCACCTGCTCCTCGGCGAGGAAGCCGCGGAGACGACGAGCGATCTGCTGTGAGCGCGGTTCTGTAGCGCGCAGTTCGTGGATCGATGCGGTGGTCATGCCGAACACATTAAGTCGCTAATCGGGTAAACGCAACGTAGCACGCCATTTTTCTTTGCCGCGTCGGGTATGTCGCGCTTGTCACATAGTCGCTCAGCGACTACACATGCCGTCATGCCCCAGTTAATCGCTCAGCGACTAATCGCTAGTCGCGTCCGAGACCTGATGAAGGACTCGGGCACCACGCAGCAGCAGGCAGCCGACGCCCTGTTCATGTCGCAATCCGCGTTCTCGCGCCGCTACCTCGGACGCGTCGAGTTCCGGGCATCGGAGCTGCGCGTCCTCGCCGACCTGCTGAAGGTCAGCGTCTCGGACCTGGTCGACACCGACGACGACACTCCAGCGTCCGCCTAAGCCCCCGCCGCCCGGTTCGCGGTGACGCGAGGGGAAGCCGGGCGGCGGGTTCCCAATGAGAGGAATCCACCCATGCTCCAATCGATTTCAGAGAACCTCGGCCTCGGCTTCGTTCTCGCAACGACCATCGGCTCCGTCTTCGTGGCGGCGGCCGCCGATGACGAGGACTTCGAGCCGATGCTCGTCGACCGCGGCGTGATCGTCGGGGCGTACCGGTGAACGGGCCCGAGCACTACCGCGAGGCCGAGCGGCTCATCAGTGTCGCCCAGCCGGACAGTCCTGATGTCCGCGACGTCGCGATCATCAACCTCGCGGCAGTGCACGCCACCCTCGCCCTCGCCGCCGCAACCGCACTGTCCGGCGTCATCAGCAACAACGTCACTCCGGGTTCGCCGGTCAACGAGCTGGCCCACGACAAGGAGACGTGGGCCGCGGTTGACGAGTGGCACAAGGTCTCTGCCCAGGCGGGCGGTGGCGACCAATGACCGAGCCGACGACCCACGAACTCATCGGGCGGCTGCTCTCGCAGGTCGTCGACTACAGCGACATCGTGTTCATGACGGTGACGCCGGCCGAGACGAGCGTCACCGTCCACGGTCTCGACCCGAACCTGTGGCCGCTGCACAACGAGAACGATTCGGCCGCCGACTCCGCGATCCGCAAGGCGATCGGCCCCGATGACTCGACGCACTGGCTCTACGTGGCCAGGCCGACGACCCTCGACGCGCTCCAGGCGGCCGCATCGCTCCTCGCGTTCCCGACGGGCGAGACGCCGACGGCAGATCACGACCTCCTCGATGCACTGCGGAGGTCACTGCGATGACCTACTACCGCACCGAGACCGACATCGCTAACGCGGCACTCGATCTCATCGACGAGATCATCGACGTCGTCGACGCCGAGCAGATGCACCGGGTCGTCATGCACCGATTCCGCGCCCAGCCTGAGGCGATGGCCCAGATCACCATGTGCCTCGCGATCTGGGCGAGCGAGGTGAGCCGCGGCGACCTCGACACCATCAGCTCGCGCCGCGCCCTCGAGCGTCTCCGCGATCGGCTTCCGCGTCAGGCGGTGCCCTCGTGAACCTCGTTGATCCCCAACACGAATCGCCCACCCATGTCGACGACGTCGAGTGTGTCGTCTGCGCCCGCAAGCTCACCGGCCTCCTCGTCCGCATCGTGACGGGTCTGTGTGTCGCCTGCGAGCGCGCCTACGGAATCCGGGGGTCAGGCCAGTGAGCGCAACGAGCACCGTCGAGAAGCTCGCCGAGGCCGTCGTCGAGCTCGCGCGAGACATGCCCGGGCACAGGCCGATCCGTTCGGCGTTCTGGGACGACACGACCGCATGGCACGTGGACGGCGCGCCGAACTCGCTGCTCGCCTACGGCGTCGAGGCGGTCGACAAGATCGCATCGAAGATCCCCGCGGACGCGTTCACGGCCTACGCGGTGAACGTCGGCATGGCGTCAGAGAACCTGCCGCGCTGGGGCGTCAAACTGACTGAGCCCTGGGCGAAGTGGTTCGACGCGATCGTGATGAAGGAGCACGGCGGCGCCACGTGGGGCGAGGCCGTCGCGTCGGCTGGTCCGATCCCGACCGAGGTGCCGGCGCCCGTCGCACCGACCACCGAGGTCGTGCCGGTCGAGTCCGTCACGCCTACCGCCGCGGTCGAAGTGATCGACGACGTCATCGACGACGTCATCGACGCCGAGGTTGTCGAGGAGGTCCCCGAAGCCGACGGGATCTACACCGACGTGCCCGAGGACGTCTACCACGGCGACCCCGGCTCGATCTCCTCGTCGCAGGCTCGGACCATCCTCAAGCCCGGCGGGCCCGCGCTGATGCGCTACGCCCCGCGCAAGGAAAAGCGCGAGTGGGACTACGGCCACGTCGCCCACGAGCTGATCCTCGGCAAGGGCTCGGGCATCGAGGTGGTCGACGCTCCGGACTGGCGCACCAAGGCCGCGAAGGAGAAGGCGGCAGAGGCGCGCGCGGCCGGCCGGGTCCCGATCCTGCGCGAGAAGTTCGAGCAGGCCGAGAGGCTGCGCGACGCCGTGCTCTCACACCCCGACGCCTCGGTGGTCTTCGAGACGGGCGTGCCCGAGCAGTCGATCTATGCCCACGACCCGGAGACCGGCGTCCGCCTGCGGTGCCGTCCCGACTGGCACACCGGGTTCGCATTCTCCGACCTCAAGACCACCAAGGACGCAGCGAATTTCGAGAAGTCGGTTCGCGAGTACGGCTACCACCAACAGGAGGCGTTCTACCGGGACGTCGCCGAGCTGGCGGGGATCGAGATCGGCCCGTTCGTCTTCGTGGCCGTCGAGAAAGAGCCGCCGTACCTGACGGCGGTGGTCGAACTCAGTGCCGAGGATGTCGACCTCGGGCGCCGGCTCAACCGGGCGGCGATCGACCTCTACGCGCACTGCCAGCGGACGAACACCTGGCCCGGCCTACCCCCGGGCGTCCGAACCATCACCCTCCCGCCCTGGGCGTACACCGACGCCGAGAAGGCAATCGACCGAGTCCACAACATGATTGGAGAACTGAGCGCATGACGACCAACGACGACCGGATGAGCAGTAGCGAGATCGAGCGGCGCGCCGCTGACAATGAGCTGTCCTTCTTTCCGCCGCAGCAACCGATCCGCGCGCAGGCGTTCGACCAGCTCGCGCAGACCGTCGAGGCGATGAAGCTCGCCGGGCAGTTCGCGACGAGCATGTGCCGGACCACCGCGGTCCCCGATGTCTACCGCATCGGGTCGAAGCCGAACTCAGATCGCAAGCCGGAGGACGTGATCGCGAACGCGGCTGCCGCGGTGATCTACGGCCTCGAGCTGGAACTCACTCCGTCGCAGGCGCTTCAGAATGTGTTCAGCGTCGGCGGCAAGCCCGCGATCTATGCACGGACCGCGGCCGCCCTTCTACAACGGCGCGGGTACCGATTCAAGACAATCGAGTCGACTGACAAGTCTGTGACCGTCCGCGGCTGGTCCCGCGACGGCGAGCTCGTCGAAGAGTCGACGTGGACCATCGAGCGGGCCGAGCTGGCAGGCTACGCGCCGACGATCGATCCGAAGACTGGCGATCTCCGTAAGAACAAGTGGAACAAGCCGATCGGCAACGAGAAGTACCTGACCGATCCGCAGGCGATGCTCTACTCGAAGGCACTCATGGAGGTGTGTCGGAAGCTCGCCCCCGACGTGCTGCTCGGCATCGCCGACCGCGACGACGCCCACCTCTTCGACGGAGAGGCCGAGGCTCCGCGGCGAGTCCAGAACACCGCGGAGCAGCGCGCGAACGACTTCCGTGCCCGCCTCGCCGCCAAGCCCCAGGCGGACGAGCCGCCGGCCGAGGACGCCCCGGAGCCAGCCGACGAGCCGGCCGCGCCGGTCGAGGAGGTTGCACCGACGCCCGCCGACGACGGCCAGGCCGAGCCGACGGTCGAGGAGGGCAAGACCGCCGACGAGCCCGCGCCCGCCGAGGACGCGCCCACGGAGGAGCCGCAGGCTGAGCAGGAGCCGGCCGCCGACGAGCCGAAGCCCGAGGCGCAGGCCGATCCCGAACCGGAGCAGACGAAGCGCGCCGTTCCGCCGATCACCAAGTTGCAGCTCTCGAAGCTCTGGACTGTGCTCGGCAAGGAGGGCCTGACCGATCGCGACCAGGCCCTCGAATGGATCGGCTCGCAGCTCCAGCGCGAGGTCACCTCGACGAAGGAGCTCACCAAGAGCGAGGCGGCGCAGCTCATCGACTTCCTAGAGAAGGCGCAGGCCGCCGACGCCGCCAAGGGCACGCAGTGATCGTCTCCGAGATCGCCCCGTCGACCACGCGCGAGTACGAGGTCGTCCACATGGCGGCCAACACCCAGCGGGCGCAGATCCGAGCGTCGGGTCGCGAACCGTGGATCTGGCTCGTCGCCTGGCCATCGACGCGGCTCCTCGAGATCGATGCCCGGTACGCGATCCAGTACTACCCGCACATGCTGGCCAACCTCGGCCTCGGCGCCGAGACCTCGATCGCGACTCTGGCGCAACGTCTCTGCGCCCACTACGTCGCACACGCACTGTCGGCATCCAGCCTGTCAGATCCCAACCACCCCGACCTGTTCCGGAAGGACGCAAACACATGACCGACTACGACGAGACCACTGGCCTGCCGACCGAGACCCACCAGGCGCCGGCCGACATTCCGAAGGCGAACCCCGACATCCCGCTCGGCACAGGCATTGAGATCAACGGCGAGGTGATCACCGAGGCGAAGATCAAGTTCGTCGGCGGCATGTCGCCTGCGGCACTGAAGAACCCCCCGACCCGTCGGGGGCAGACCCGGGCGTACATCGTCCTCGCGACGTGCGAGAAGCACCACGTCAAGGAGGTCAACGACGAGACGGTCGTCGAGATCGACATGAAGCCCTACGTGATCTACGACCGCGACCTCGGGCCGTTCGGCGACCAGATCGAACGCGGCCCCGAGGAGAAGGTCGCCACCGACCCCGACGACGACGTCAACGACGGCGACGACCATGGCCCCGGCCTGTTCGACGCGGCGGGCAACGTGGCCGGCGACCTCGACGGAGATGTCGACGACGAGGACGGCGAGGGCGGCGAGCGCGACGACGATCCGGCCGCCGACACCGCGGACAGCGACGTCGTCCACTGGTCCGACGGCCCCGATGGCGGCGCCCAGTGAGCGCAGCAGTGCAGGGCGACGTGGAGGTCGCCCTGCACGGCGCACCGGTCCCGATCAATCGCGCCGAGGGTGACTTCCCATCCGATCGCCCGACCACCTTCACCGACGGCTACAACCGCTCGCAGGTGCTCGTGCCGATCGAGGATCTCCACCGCGAGACCGCCGAGGTGCAGCGGTGGCGCCACGACATCAGCGCGGCCCTCGGCGTCCGGCCTGGCGAGCTGAACCTGACGCTCGCCGGAGCAGTCGAGAAGATCGGCGACCTGCGCCGGGACTCGGAGGCACGGGCGCGAGAGCGTGCGCGGGCGTTCAACTTCGACGGATTCATGGAGGGCCTCGTCGTCGAGGGGCTTCAGCGCTCCGCTCGGCGTGCGTCGGACACCGCGGACCACCTTGCCGCCGAGTGCGATCGCCTGACGGCCGAGCGGGACGCGGCGCAGGCGCGTGTCGCCGAACTGGGGCGGTGGTCGTCACTCGGCTCGATCGATTACCGAGGACTGCTCGACAAGATCGCGGGTGTCATCGGGGTCGGCGAAGAACAGGGCGGGTACCACTACGCCGACCTACCGAAGCTCGTCGGCGAGTACGGGACTCAGTGCCACCTCGCGGGTCAGTCGCTCGCCGCTCGCCACGCGCAGGATGACATCGACCGTCTCACGGCCGAACGGGACGCGGAACAGGCGATCTCGGCCGCGCAGCGCCAGAGCTACGCACACCTCTCGGCCGAGTTTGCGACGGCTCTGACGCAGCTACGCGAGACGAGGGATCTGACCGTGTGGCTGACGGACGAGATCGGCGAGAACGCAGACGGGGCAACGCTGATCGACCTGGTGCGCCGGTACGCCGACGAGCGGGTCGGCGAGGTGCCAACTGTTGCACAGCACGCAACAGTTGGCCCTGACCAGGCGTTGCCCGCGCCGGACGCCAGCAATCCCATGCACTGGCGATTTGTCGCTGACCTACTGGAGTTTGCCGGGTCGGAATCGGATTTGCACCAGTACAACGAGATCGCCGCCGACGAGGTGCGGTTCAACGCCCGCACGCTTCGCGCCGAAGCCGACCGTCTCGAATCAGAGACCGCCGCAGACAAGGCGCTGGTGCCGTCCGATGTGCCCGCAGACCAACCATGGTTGGTGAAGTGCAGCAACCGCGAGTGGTGGGGATTCCGTCGGCGCATCCAGCACCGCCAGTCTGAGTGGTACTTGCTCGGCGTCACTCACGGCGGCGTGAAGTTTGCCGCCGACCGTGACGTGGAGTTGATCTCTCCGCTTGGTCCGAATACTGAGGACGGGGACCGATGAGCGGGCACATCAGTCGCGAGGAGCTGATCGAGCTGTGCACCGATGGCGTGGTGCCGCAGGGGAAGTGGCGCAACCGCGACTCCGCATCCGCACAGATCCAGCTCGGGCAGGCGCGCGCACTCCTGGCCGCCGGCTGCGAGTTCCACGTCATCAACCGGGGATCGATGGCGAGTGACGACAGGACGATCTGGGTCGAGATCTCCTGGTTCGGCTTCTCACACTTCGAGTACGGCAGCGACGCAACGGATGACGACACCTTCTACATCCCTACGCGCGAACGGCTCGCCGCCGTTGACGGAAAGGACTGGTACTGATGATCACCGGCACAGTCGCATTCGTCGACACGGAGACCACCGGCCTCGACCGGGGCGCCGAGGTCTGGGAGTTCGCGGCGATCATCCGGCGCACCGACGGCAGCGAGTCGACCGTCCACATCCACATCGACCACGACCTCGAGTGGGCGAGACGGAACACCCTGCCCGAGAGCTTCCGCACCGACCACGACGCCCGGTTCGGCGCTGCCAGCGGCATGCACGTGTACACCCGGGCAGGTGCGGCGAGCATCATCCACGCCGCTCTCGCCGGTACGCACATCGTCGGTGTGAACCCTGCGTTCGACGCGAAGATGCTCGATCGCCTCCTGGATCTCGCGGGGCTGCAACCGTCCTGGCACCACCACCTGATCGACCTCGCGGCACTGAGCCTCGGCGTCATCCTGCGCGATGGCGAAGGTGTCGATCTCCCGTGGAAGTCCGACGACCTGTCCGAGCAGTTGGGAGTCCCGACTGCCGACGCCGAGGGCAATCCGCTGTACGCCCGCCACACGGCGATGGGCGACGTGCTGTGGACGCGGGACTGGTTCGACGCCTTGCGGGCGATCGGAGGTAGGGCGTCGTGAGCGCGGTGGACGACGCACGCAGGGACCTCGCGTCGGATGCAGCGTTCCTGGACGGCACGAGCGTCTTCGATGCGCCCGGAGCGACCTACCGGCTCCGGACCTGGGTACAGACACGGATACCCGCGCTGCTCGCTGAGCTTGGAAAGACGAAGACGGTCACCGTGATCATGCGGCCCGCGATGCGGCGCAGCTTGATAGAGGGACTCCGGGGACGCTCCGAGGTTCAGATTCAGCTCCCCAACGGGGTGACCATCGATGTAAGCGGCGACCGGCTCTCGCTCACGATCCCTGGCGCTACATCATGATCCGCCGCCTGCTCCATCTCGCGTGCACGCCGATCCGCGTCGCCATCCGGCTCGTCGGACCGCGCGCCATGCCGTTCGGCTACCCGCTCGCACCGGAGGACGAATGATGCGGGCGCGGCGGGTGATCCACCGGTTCTCACGGCTCACGATCTCCGCCGCGCTCGCCTTCGCCGGCGGCTGGGTGTGGACGTACTACCGCAACGCTCGCGAAGTCGAGCACAACACCATCACCGGCACAGGAGCCGACCTATGACCCTCCCCAGCGCCGATCACCAGGCCCCCGCCTGCGGGTCCTGCCACGGCGAAACCTCGCACGACGGCGATGACTTCGTCTGCTACGACTGCCAGCTCGCGTTCGATCCCGAGACCCTCGACGCCCGGTTCCTCGACCCTGACGCCGAGGTGTGCGGAGCGCCGTGCGCGAACACGTGGCACGACGACAATGCCATCACCGTCGGGCAGGGGTTAAACTGCCACCCCTGTCAACTCCCCAAGGGCCACGACCACCCCGCCTGGTTCCACTGGACAGGGTGCGAGCCAGTCAAACTCGCCCCATCGGTGGCTACTGCGGGCGGTACCCGATGACCCTCGTCCTGACGGCCAACGAGGTCGACCTACTCCGCGAAACGCACCGCGTCATCGCCCCGATCGTCGCGAACTCCGAGATGACAGACCACGTGCGAACCAGTATGTGCGGCGGCGGGAACGGCCGATTCTCCTACCGAGTGCGCGGCAACAAGCTGACCGGCTGGTGGCCATCCCAGTGGCAGCCCGAGCGCGAGGTGTCTATCGCCCTCACCCGAGTTCGAAAGTGGGCCGACAGCCTGCCTGACGAGCTCCGCGCCCGAGCGCTGGTCGCGTGGCGCGTGTACCCGGTCAACACCCGCGACATCCCTGCGCTGTACCGGATCACGCTCGAAGCGATCGGCCTCCAGGGCCGGCACGCGCCGGCGCCCGGTGAGCAACTCGACCTATTTCAGGGAGTGTCATGACCGACCTTGTCCCCGCCGCAGACATCGAGCGGATCGTCGGCGTCCCACGCGACGCGACAAAGCATCTCGCACGCGCAGTCAGCGCCACGCAGACCGTCTACGTCCTTCACTCCCGTGAGTGCCTCGACAGCGGCGTCGACCTCCGAGCATGCCGGTACAGCCTGGCTCTCGATCGCGGTATCCAGGAGGACATCTGGTCGCGTCACTGCGATACGCCCGTCGAGGTCCGAATCCGCGACACCCGGCTCGTGCCGGTCCAGTCGATACCCGGCGGCCAGGGCGCCATCGACTTCGGCGGCGGTGCCACATGAGCACGAACTACTACAACACCGACAAGGCGCGGTCCGCGGCCAAGCGCCAGCTACGCGCGGGCGAGCTTGCCGACGCGGGCATGACTATCGCCGAGATCGCCCGAGCCCTCGGCGCAGGCCGCAAAACGATCAGCCGGGACCTCGATGCGATGGGGATCGAACCGAGGCCAGGCAAGCCCGGACCGAAGAGGAAGGGGGCCGACCATGGCGAAAGCGACGGGTAAGGATCATGCCCGGGTCAACCTCGACATCTGGAATGACGACGATTGGCTCGATCTGAGCCCGGCGGCACAACACCTGTACCTGGTGCTCTGGACGTCGCCCGGATTGACGTACTGCGGTGCCGGAGACTGGCGCCCCCGGAAGATCGCACAGCGTGCCAGCGGGTGGACCGTCCGGGGCGTCGAGCTGGCCGCCGCCGAGCTGGCACGCGAGCGGTTCGTCATCATCGACGCCGACACCGAAGAGTTCCTTCTGCGGTCCTGGATGAAGCACGACGGCCTGTGGAAGCAGCCGAACATGGCCGTGTCGATGGCCAACGCTCGCGCCGATTTGGCATCCCGAACGCTGCGCGGCGTGGTCGTGTTCGAGGTACTGAAGATCCGCGAGGAGCACCCCGAGATGGGCGGGTGGAATCGGGATGCGCTGGTCGATCTGCTCGCCCAGCGGCCTGTCGATCCCGCCACCGTTCGACCCTTCAGGCCGGACGCTGACCCCTCGGTTGACCCCTCGGCTGACCCCCCCGTTGACCCCAAGGTTGACCCCTACGCTTACCCCTCGGTTAACCATCAACCGAGGGGTAAGGCTGACCCCTCGGTTGACCCCGGCCCTACTCCTTCTCCTTCTCCAGCTCCTATCTCCATTCTCCATTCTCCCGCTGTTCCTGAGTCATCTCACCAAGGCGCGGTGGAGCTTGCACCGCGCCGAGGGACGCGGGCATCGAAGCGGATCGCCGAGCTGAACGCGACGTCTCGGAGCGGAGTGGCGAACCAGTTCGCAACCCAGTTCGCCAACTGGGCCGGCGGCGGCATCCCTCAGCAGTCGCTCATCGAGATCGCCCAGGAGGTCGATCAGCTCATCCGCGACGGGATCGACGCCCACCAGATCGCCGAGGGCGTCAAGGCGTGGCACGGCTCCGATCGCGTGTACCCCTCGCAGATCCCGCACTTCGTCACGAAGGCCGCGAAGTCGTCCGAGCCGCAGTCGAAGCCCACCAAGGCGACCGAGCGGGCCGTCGACACGATCACCACCACCGAGCGACTCATCGCCGAGTTCCGAGAGGCCAACCGATGACCACCACCACACACGACTTCGAGGCGGCACTGCTGGCCGCCGGCACGGCGATCGCCCGCGCCGAGATTTTCGACGACCGAGTGACGTCCGACCAGGAGCGCATCCAGGCGTGGGCCGAGGCGATGGCGCCACACGGGATCGACAAGGCCGACGCCCTCGCCGCGGTCACCGCGCACTACACCGCGCCGGGAGCCGACACGATCCGCGTCGGCGACGTGATCGCTGCGGCGCGCAAGATCCGCCGGGAGCGCGCCGAGCGCGACAAGGGCGAGCAGGTGGCCCAGGCGGCGATCACCGGCCCCGATCGCCAGCTAGGCGGCCTGCCGATCGGCAACGCTGACGGCGAACCGATCTGGGACGCCTACGAGGAGCACGACGCGATCGAGCTGGCCTGTCGCACCTGCCAGGCGAAGCCCCGCGAGGCGTGCGTGAACCTCGCGACGCACATGACCCGGAAGATCCCGTGCCTGTCCCGGTTGGCCGACGGTGTGAAGGCGGCACGGCGGTGAGCGTCATCGTGGGGATCGATCCGAGCCTGAGAGCCGCTGGAATCGCGATTCTGGGCCTCTCGGGCACCGGGAGTGCCGAAATCCGTTCTATCGAGGCTGTGGGCCGTACGGCCACGAAGGGCGACGGCTGGCGCCAGCGCTCGAACCGCATCGTCGCCCAGACGCGCCGCATCGTGTCCCGGGTGCCAGCCGACGCCGAGCTGGTGCTCATCGAGGCGATGCCACAGGGGATGACCCGACCGCTGCCGAGCTTCGGCGATCGGTGGGGGCTCTGGTGGGGGGTCTACTCAACCCTGGCGGCTCGACACCCGGTCGCGATCGTCAACCCGTCGACCCGCGCCGTCTGGCCGGACGGCAAGTACCCCGCGGGACTGTCCGCGCGCCAGAAAAAGGCGCACCTCCTCGGCGTCGTGCGCGCCCAGTGGCCGGCTGACGCGCACCGCATCCACGACGACAACGAGGCCGACGGCCTGACCCTCGCAGCCATGGGGGCACACCAGCTCGGGTGGCCGCTGCCGTTCGAGACAACCGACAGACACACCCGCGGCCTCGGCGCCGTCGAGTGGCCGGAAGGGATGAACCGATGACCGAGTACATCGGTCGACACCGACTCGAGAACACGCACTGGACCAATGGGGTTCGCGAAACGATCATGCGGGTTTACGTGCGCTACACGCTCGCCCGGATGGCTGAACTCGGGACTGAAGTGTGACCAGACCCTGCACCCGGTGCAAGCGGCCCGCCGAGCTGTTCCTCTGCTGGCCGTGCACGAAGGGGCTCGCGGACATTCTCGAGCAGATCCCCTGGCTGTCAAACAAACTCATCATCACCGCCCACGGCGACAACCTGAATCAGCTCGACGAGCGCCAGTTCTTCGAGGCCCGCGGGACGATCCCTGAGGACGAGCTCGAGTCGCCTGTGCCGTGGCGCGCCGCCGCGTCGAAGCGACTGCGCGAGTTGCGAACCGTGCTGACCCGCTGGGTCCAGGACGTGTGCGACACCGCCGACCTCCAGTTCGAGGTGATCGGCGCATCGCGGGTCTACGGCCCTCTGCCCGAGGGGGTTCGGCGGGTGCCGACCAACTACGTCCCGACGACGACCGACCTCGCGATCTGGCTCGGCCACTACTTCTCGACGTTCGGCCACCGCGAGGACGGGGCGCAGGCGGTCGACGAGATCCGGGCGGCGTTCGACCGCGGCGTCGAGGCGATCAACCGGCGGGACCAGGGGATGTACGCCGGACCGTGCCCGACGATCGTCGGCGTCGAGCCGGACGGGATGACGCCGCTCCGCTGCCGTGAGGCGCTGTACGTCCGCCGCACGCCCGAGGGTGACCCGCGGCCGCACGTCACCTGCTGGAAGTGCAAGCGCCAGCACGACACCGAGAGGCTGCTCGAGTTGATCTGGGCGCAGGCGGGCAACTTTCTCCTGACGGGCGCTGAGATCCTGCGCGTCACGGCCGAGCTGGGGGAGCGGATCCCGAAGTCGCGGTTCTACCAGTGGCGCAAGGATCGGCTGATCCGGCCGCGGGGATGGAAGTCGACGAACGGGCAGATCACGCAGCGCGTGACGAAGGGGGCGCACCCGGTGTTCTCGCTGTCCGAGGTGCGCGAATTGGCTGCAAGAGAAGGGATTGTGAAGCAATGAGGTGGTTCCTCAAGCCGCTGTGGCGCCACAATCGCCTCCAGGCCGTCGGCTCGGAATGGACATACCGAGCGCCGCAGGTTGGCGAACTGGTCGTGCGGGACGCGACGCAAACCCACCCAGGCGTGGTTCGCCGGATCGTCAACGTTCGCGACGATGTCCGCGACGGGCGCCCGGTGTGGATCATCGAACACGTTGCCCTGGATGCTGAATCGACGACGAGTGAGCGGAAGTCGGCGGGGTTCTGGGCGCACGTCGGCTGGCCGCGAATGGATGATCACTATCCCATCTGTGGCGTGTGTCGAGACCTCATGCCCTGCCAGCACGTCGTCATCGACACCATCGCCGACCACAGCGGGAAGACCTTCGACCGCTACAACACCCCCGGCGTGTGTCCATCGTGCTGTGAGCCGGTGACGCATCGTCAGCGCTCGATCACGTTCGATCGCAACCTCTACGCCCTCGGGCCGGTCACCTTCCATCTGCGAAAAACGTGCCGCCCCGAGGCCAACGACTACGACCGCGCCGTCCACCACGAGGACGGGCGCTACGAGCTGACATGCCCAGGCTCGGCCCGCCGCGGCTACGACGAGAGCGGCAGTCCCGTCACGTACTGCACCGAGTCGGATTGTCGCGGAGCTGATCGCGACCACCAGGGTTCGGGGTTCTGGATTGCGGCGTACCTGCCTCGGCCTGACGGCTATCACCGGTCACCCGAAGGCGGTATGCCATGAGGTTCGAAAGGATTGCGAAGCGATGAAGTATCACCCACCGGAGAAGCCGGACCCGCAGTATCCGCCTGAGGTTCAGCACCTCGCGCCCACCCGCGTCGAGTTCGACAACGGCGCGGTTGTGGACGTGCGCGGCATCGACTGGGACCGCAACGACCCGGTATTCGCGGATTACGTGAAGCGGCTCCAGGACATGCCTCTCGCGCCTCCCGTTCCGATTCCGTCCCGCAACCCAGATCCGTACACGAGCGCGATGTTCCGCGCCGAGTATCCCAACCTCACCCCGGGCCAGATCTGCCCATCGTGCGAGGACGAGGACAGCTCGATCGCCGACGATGGGGTCTGTTACCTGTGCGTGTGCGGGTGCAGCTACTGCGAGCCGGACGATGGCTGAGTTCAGCGTCGGCGACCGGGTGACGTGGCTGGGCCCGGGCGCGACCGGCACCGAGCGGATGGCGGGGAAGGTTGTCGACCAGCCGCCACAGGTGCTGTGGGCGCCGCTCGGCGCGCACTGGGTGGAGGTCACGCACGGCGTCGAGACCCTCGACGAGTGGGCAGCGCAGGCGTGCGGCCTCAGCCCCGGTGACCTCGGCGCCCTGATCTACCTATTCCCCGACCAGATGGAGCACCTGGACTGATGAAGCGACTCATGAGGCTCTGGCACGAGCTGACGACGCCACCGCGGACTTTCCGACCTGGCGATCGGGTCCACGTAAAGGGCGCGCCCGAGGGTGGCGAGTCTGTCGGGACAGTCGAGTGCGCCTACCCGGGTCGACCCGAGGTGGTCGACGTCTGGTTCGACGACGGCATAGGCGGCGCGTACCTGGCGCTCGCGCTCGAGCGGCACATCGACTGACCGTCGCGTGACAGCGTGACACGCCTACCGTGTCACGAAGTTGGCATAACGCCGACGACCTGCATAAACTCGCGAACGACCGCTGACCGACCCTGCCCGAAAGCAGATCGGCCCGCGGTTTTCGTGTCTCTCACAGACCCCCGTCACAGCGCCGGCGACCGGCGCATCCCCCGCGTTACGGACTTGGACCCCTTGGGTTGTGGATTCCCCCTGGATGGTCTGAGAAGTCCCGGCGCTGTGACGGGCCCCCAACTTGCGAGGAGGTGGTCGACGTGGCATTCGATCCAGCCGAGCACACGCAGAGGGTCCTCGCGCAGTATCGCGAGATCCAGGGCCTCCGCGACGTCGAGTCGCCGGTCGAGTCGGTGACCCGCGACCAGGTGATCCGCGCGATCGAGGCCCTCGGTATCGATCCGAAGCGCACCACGTCGATCGACATCCGGCCCCGCGAGATCGTCGTCACCCGCTTCGCCATGGACGAGAACGACGCGCTTGTGCCGAATCCCTACGCGGACGTCTGCACCCAAGGCGAACCGTCCACTCTGATCCGCGAGACCTACGCGATCCCCGTGCACAGCCCCGACGGCAGTCGTATGAGCACCCTGGCGCAGCTCTCCTCGGCGCAGCGACACGCGATCGAGGGCCAGCTCACCGCGGCGGGCTACTCGCTCGACGATGTCCACGCCGTCACGATCGCCGGACCTCCTGGAGCTGAGAGCATCTTCGCCCTCGCTGGCCGTGGGCTCGACCAGTACCAGGCGTACGTGGGCCCTGATGCCTGAGTTCGCGAACGGCGGCATGGTCGGTCCAGGCGCAGCCACCTTCGGCGAGTGCCACGGCGGGGAGTGTGGCGGTCACTGGGAGCGCGAACAGATCTGCCGCCCCGGGCATCCGCCGATCTGCACAACGTTCTACGTGTGCGGTTACGGCGACGAGGTGTTCATCCCGTTCATCCCGCCCGAGGGGCACCCTCGGTCGACCGAGATCCTCGCGCAGATCCAGGAGCGATTCGGCGATGCCTGAGTTCATCGCCCACACCGATCCCGACTCGACGTCGGGTCGGAGCGGTCCCGGTCGCTGGGCAGTTGTGCAGACGCCGTGCCCGGGCGTCCTGTGGACCAACGACATCGACGCCGTCGGGTTCGTCGCGATCGGCCAGGTGGCCGACACCATCTTCGAGTCGATCGACATCGACGACGACATTCAGGCCGGAGTCGACGCGGGCCACACCGCGACGCAGGTGTTCGACCGCATGGTCGGCCTCATCGGGAAGTCGATCAGCGAAGGCGAACTCACCAACTGGGGACGGCCGTCGACTCGACTGAAGCTCAATGCACCGCCGCGGCTGACCAAGCGCGAGATCCTCGATCAGACGAGCGGAGAGTCCTGATGCACCTGCCCGCCATCCCCGAATCGCTCGAAGTCGACGACGTTACCGCCGCCCTGCGGAGTCTCGGCATCCCGACCGACGAGCGGCTCGTCGAAGCGAAGTTCACCCCAGGCTCGGTCGAGCTGACGTTCCTGCGGACCGATGGCGAGGGCCCCGACGCCGACGCCCTGGTCGGGACCACCGCGACCGCGCCACGCACGGGTTCGTCGCTCTCGTACGTCACCACCACGGTCGCGGTCCGACGGAAGCGCGCCGACCAGTGAGACTCGCACCCGCCCAGCGCAAGAAGGCGCTCGCGAACATGGGCAACGGCTACCAGAAGCAGATGTTCCTACTCGGCCTGCGGTGCAGGGCACTCCAGCACGAGGTCGTCACCGTGGAGCAGCAGCGCCGGATCGACTCCGAGCTGCTGCCCGCCATCCGGCGCGTCCACGAGAACCAGCAGCGCGGGAACAAGCGCGGCCTGCTCGCCATGCAGATCCAGCGCGCGAACGCCATCTTCGTCGACATCTTCGGCGCCGAGTGGGCGCCGCGGCCGGACAACCCGATCGAGCGCGAATGCCTGGCCGACCTACAGACGTCGCTCGCGCTCTGATGGCTCGCGCGGAGGTCCTGACCCTCACCCTCGGCGAGTCCGAGCTCGAGGCCGGCGTCTGGTGCCCGCGCTGCAACCTCCCGTCAGGCTGGCGCGCCCCACTCCTCGGCCTGTCGGAACGCGGCGTCACCCGACTCGGGACCGTCGCCCGCTGTATCGACTGCGACCAGCCGCTCTGACGTGCTCTACCTCGTCACCGGCCCACCCGCCGCTGGCAAGACCACATGGGTCCGCGAGCGCGCCGGCGAGGCCGACATCGTCATCGACTACGACCTGATCGCGAACGCGCTGCGCGGCAAGCGCACCGGCCCCACGAACCACGCCCACCCCGAGGAACTCGCCCGCGTCACCAAGGCGGCGAGGCAGGCAGCCATCGACGCCGCTCTCGCGTACGCCGACGAGGACGACCTCGACGTCTACGTGATCCACGGGACGCCCAGCGCCCGCACCGTCGCCCGGTACCGCGAGATCGGGGCCGAGGTTGTCACCATCGATCCGGGCCAGCCCGAGGTGATTGCACGCGCCCGACGCGAGCGGCCCGCCCACATGCTCAAGGTGATTGACGAGTACTACGCCGAGAAGCCCCGACGCCCCCAGGTCGCCCGCAGACGCACTACCGCTGAGCGTGGATACGGACCCGAGCACAAGGCCGAGCGCAAGCGCTGGGAGCCCGTCGTGCGATCCGGCCGGGCGATCTGCTGGCGCTGCAACCGACCAATCCCACCGTCCGGGCCATGGGACCTCGGCCACGACGACGCGGACCGCTCGAAGTACATGGGGCCCGAGCATGTCGGCTGCAACCGCGGCGCACCCTCGCGAAACCGCGCCGCGAATTGCGACACCAGCCGCGAGTGGTGACACTCAGTGCCATCGGTCAGATGGCACCGCGTGCCCGCCCGATCCGCTGACCGACCGCCAGCCAACCGGGACCCGCTGAGACGGCCGGAGGCGGCCCAGAACGGCGCCTACCAGCAACGATCGCGGACGGCGGAGACGCAGAGCGCGAGCGTGACACTCAGGACCAGCACGGCGGTCACGTGACTCAGTTGGTCACGGGATGTAAACGGCGACCCCTGCGCTGA